ACACTTGAAAATAGTTTAGGTTCAACAGATTCAATTAATGGTTATTTACCAACAAATTATACTTCTGTAAGTAACACAACTTTAAATTATTTAGTTCATAAAGGATGGACGAGTGTTGGGGCAACAATTTTTAGTGGTATTTCAGTATATCACGATAATGGTAGAACACATTATGTAGATTTTGATTCTAATTCTGCAGGTTCATCACAAGCATCGTCATCTGCTGATTCAGAATTGTTTGGGTTAGGTTCATTATCAAGTGGAAATGCAAATACATTTGGAATTAGAATAGTGGCCACACAATCTTTTAGTGATGTTTCTACAAATACTTCACCAGATGAGTCATCTAATAAATTTACCACACAATCTTATTATGATGAAACTCTGACAAGTTTTGGAACAACTAATGGTGTGGAGTTGGCAAAAATAAACACGGCAAACCCAGCAGTTATACCTGCAGCATATCAAGATGGTAAATTTGAGAATGTTGGTGGAACTTCTACTATGAGTGGTTCTTTGTCAAGAAAATGGCACGCTACTTCGGGTAGTATCACGAGTGTATCTTCAAGTGGTTACTATAAATTTCATGATTTGGCAGTAGGAATTAAGAGTGGTTCTCAATCAGTATATGATTTTAAAAGTGGAACTGATAAAAATAGATTTTGGGCACCAATAGACCAAATAGATTCAGATATTGGAACTAATTCATTAAATGATACGGGAACAACTCATAAAGCATTAACTGCTACCTCAAGAAGTTTAAGTGGAGTCCCGTATTTATTAGATGCAACATTTGAAGTATCCACAAAGATTACAGGATTGTTTAATCCGATGTATCCTTCATCAACCACATTAGTAGATATGACAGCAGGTTCAGTTGGTGTTGGTAGTGTTTCGATAAGTGGAGATACAATTTCCACAAATGGTGGAACGGTTCAGACAAGTGGTAAAGTTTTTCAGAGTGATGGAAGCACCGCAGTTAATAGTGGAGTTCCAAGATATGATGATATTGCAATAGTTACTGCATCAGTTAGTTACGATAGTGGAACTTCAGATAGTATACAACAATCATCAACTCTTACCGATACAACATTTACCGTAGCCACAAAAGCAAGAAATAGAAATAGTTCACAATCCACTTTAGATACACAAACAATTAATTATCATACGGCAGGAGATTTCGGACAAACATCAGCTAGTGGTAGTTTAGGAATATATGGTAGAGCTCAAGGGTATGATTCAAATACCTTACAAGACACAACTGAAACATTTACTGGTGAAGATTTTAGAATAAAATTAGCAGATAACGTACAAACATTTAGTGGAGCTGCGTGGACTACCTCATACCAATTAACAGGAGGTGGAAATCAGCTAGGTGATTATGATTTACAAGTAAAGCCAGGATTTTTAGTGGATCCAGGTGGTACATATCGATATTGGTATCCATCAAGTTTTGGTAGTGGAACATACAAATATTATATAAGAAGATTCCAAACACCGGGCAGTACGTATTCGAGTATGACGATTAATCTTAATAATACTACATTGATAGCTTGGAACGCAACTACTAACGGAATATCTTGTGCAATATTATTTGAGAGTTCTGGTAATGGTAGTGGTAATAATGCTTCTTTGGGAACGGCAAGAATTTATGACCCAGTAAAAACCACAAGTAACTTAATTGAAGCAGATATATCAGCAGATAATTTTAAAAATCCATTTAGTACAGCAATTAGTTTATATGGAAATAGTGGTGGTAGTATAGCAAGTGGAACATATACAGTTCCAATAAGAAATGCAGATGGGATGTATTTAGATAGTAGTGATAACGAACTTTACGTGATAGTTAGATATAAGGGTGATCCAACACCAATAGATGATATCACATTAACTTTTAGTTAGAGATAAGAAATGGCAGCCTTAGATAAAGAAAAAAAATCAAGTCGACTGTTAGCGTCACGACGATATACGCACGAAACCCTGAACGCCTCACAAGAATCGTTTACAGAGGTATTAGATTTAGGTGCTTCTGAGATATATACAGAGGCTGGTTTAATACCATCAAGTGGATTACCTTATAGTGGAAGTACTCAAATACATTCAACTTATTCTACTGAAGGTAAATCTGTAATGAAATATTGGTATAGACAAAGATTGACAAAATCAAATACCAATAATGAAGTTTGGTTCTTTTTAGACCCCACGGGTAGCGATAGTGGAATTGGAGCTCAGTTAATTAGTGATGACCAAACGGTGAATTTTATATCACCTAAATATTCAATAGCAGGATTGGCAACTTCTACGACAGAAGATTCTACACCAGGATATTTAGCAACCTTACTTAAATCAACTTCATTAGATTCATCTTCATTAGATGGTGATGATATTGTTTCAACTAATGATTATACATTTGATTATAAAACGGGGGTAGTACAATTTACTAATTCATCTGTAGACCCAGGTAATAGTGATTATCTTTACATGACGGTATATCAGTATGTCGGATCTACATTAGCTAGTGGAAACATAAGTGGTTCAGCTACTTCAACAGGGTCATTTGGAAGATTGGAAGTTGGAGAATTGTCAATAACTGATGATTTGACCTATGGAAGTACAAATTGGAATGAAAGTGGAGGGGCATTAAGTGTAACTGGTTCAGATTTCTTTTGGAAATCAACTGGTGGTGGATTTGATATTTATGATAATAGTGATGCACTAATGTTTAAAATTGAAAATAAAGTAGCAATATTGGGAGCAAGAACAACAACACCTACAGCCACGGCTGGGGGAATATATTATTCTGGTTCTGATGACTTTTACTTTGGGTATGAAAATGAAGTTTCTTAGAGATTTAAGTAGAAGAAAAGTGGAATTATTTAGAAATATTATATTTATTAATAGTACGAACTATAGAGGTTCGTCGATAGGAGAACAGTAATGGCTCAATGGAGAAAAGTCGTAGTATCTGGAAGTACTGCGGAACTAAATGACATATCAGCAAGTGGACATATAGTACCAGTAACAGCAGATGGTGGTACATTAGGTTCTGCAAAAAGTGAATGGTCAGATTTATATTTGGCAGATAGTAGTGTTATTAACTTTGGAGCAGATCAAGATACTACTCTTACACATACAGATGGTAGTGGAATAGCACTTAATTCGACCAACAAATTAGGATTTGGTGGTAATTTTAATGCTTATATCCAACATGATGGAACTGATCTTAAATTATCAGATGACGCAGATATTAATTTAGTAGCAGGAGCAGATATATTATTAGATGCAGCCACTACTATAAAAATTGATTCGGCAGCAGGAGATGTATCGTTTGAGGATGCAGGAACTGCACAGTTAGCAATAGATATGGATGGAACGGCCGGCCAAATCGATGTTCAGTTAAAAGTAGCAAGTGATGATTTAGTATTTAAGACACAGGGAGGTAACGAAGTTATCCGTGTCGCTGATGATAGAAAACTTTATTTCTTTGACCAAGGTGGAGAACATATTTCTTCGGATGGTAGTATTCTTTCCATAGCAGCAGGTACAGAATTACATATATCGGCATCTATGGTTGATATTGGTGCAAATCAAATATCAGGATCTCACGCTTCATCGGGTTCATTCGGATACTTAAATGTACATGGTGACGCAATTATAAAAGGTGACCTTACATTTGGAGATGCCAACACTGATCTTATTACTATTGGGGCAGATATTGGTTCTAACCTAACACCAAACACAGATGCAACTTATGATTTGGGTACAACTTCTCAAGGATGGAATGATTTACATTTAGGTAGTGGTGGAGTTATTAATTTAGATGGTGGTGATGTAACATTAACACACGCCGCAGGTAAACTTACTTGGGGTGGAGATGGAGCAGTAGAAATAGATTTTAATAATCATGAAATGACCAATGTTGATATAGATAGTGGGGCTATTGACGGAACTACTATTGGAGCAGCTTCACATACAACTGGTAAATTTACAACTTTGATTGCAACAGGAGATGTTGATTTAGGAGACGCTACGGGTGATACAATTACAGCAACGGGTCGATTTGATTCCGCACTTGTACCATCTACAGATAGTGCAAGAGATTTAGGAACAACAGGACTATATTGGGCAAATGCATATATAGATTCAATTACAACTACTGGTGATGTAACGGTAAATGGTAGTTTGGATGTGAATGGCACATTGACTACAATAGATTCAACTAATTTAAGAGTTGCAGACAGATTTATAATAGTGGCAAGTGGTTCAACGAGTGGAGATTCTGGACTTATTGCTAACACAGGAGCAGGTGGTATTGGTTCAGCATTTTTCTATGACGATAGTGCATCAAGATGGGCATTAACAGCAGCTGATGATACTTCAGGAAGTGCAACTACAGCAACACCACGACAATATTTAGTGTCGGTTTCACAATCGGCAGCACCCCCAGATGATTGGGAAGGTGGAGCAACACAAAATCCAAGTGATTTCGGTACTGATGCAGCTACAAGACGAGGAATGATTTATGTACAAACATCAGACCACGCCGGTTCGAGGACAGTAGCAGGGGATATTTGGATTTGGTCTTAATTAAATAAGAGGTTACAAATGGGACTTACTGTAAAAGGTGGTATTAAAGTATTAGAGGGTAAGGCATATGTACACCCAATGTCTTTCCAAGAAATAGAATTTTTATTAGAAATAGTAGCAAACGCTGGACATAAGATATCAGAGGTTCAGAACGTATTACACGTAACAAGAAAGTTACAAGAAGAATACAAGTTAATGAAGAAACACTTAGAAGGTTTAGGAGAATAACTTGTATTATAATGTTGGCCCATCTTTATGGTAGAGGATGGGAAGTGGGCTCGAAAGAGTAACCAACCGCAATAGGAGAATAACTTAAATGCCAAACTGGAAAAAAGTCATAGTATCGGGCAGTTCAGCCCATTTAAATCAAATTACAGGAAGTGGTGGCGTAAAACTTGCAGATGATGCAGTTTTAAATATTGGTGATGAAAATGATTTACAACTATACCACGATGGTAGTAATAGTTACATAAAAGATAATGGAACTGGAAACCTAAATTATTTGGGTGGAACACAGACATTCCAGAATGCAGCTGGTTCTAAAACTATGTTGGTTTTAAACTCAGCAAATTCAGTAGATTTAAATTATAATAATAGTACAAAACTTGAAACTACAAATACTGGTGTAGATGTAACAGGAATTATACAGGCATCTGGAAACATAAGTGGTTCATCAACTTCAACTGGTTCGTTTGGTAAAGTAGAGGCAACTAATTTAAGTGGTGATGGTACAGGACTAACAAATGTAACAGATGTAAATGCGGTAGTTTTTGGAATAGTTTTCGGAGGATAATGAATGGCTAATACATTTAAAAATAAGGGAGTTGCAATTACAGATAGTGCAACAACAATTTATACAACACCAAGTTCGACAACGGCAGTAGTTCACGCAGTATATATTTCAAATATACACGCATCAAATGCTGGGCTAGTCGATATTTTTGTAACGGATTCCAGTGCAGGGAGTGATTTTTATATAGCAAAGAATTTAGCAGTACCAAATGGTACAACGGTAGTATTGGATAAACCAATAAATTTAGAAACAGCCGATGTTTTAAAGGCTACGGCTGATGCAGCATCTACACTACAGGCATTTTGTAGTATTTTGGAAATAGTATAATATGTCACTTACTTCATATTTAGGATTTGATAGATTTGGTAATAAAATCAAAATTGATGGGGGTGGCTTTGAAGTAACAGGATCTACAAATTTTTCAGGTAGTAAACATGAATTTACTGGTTCATTAGATGCAACTACTGTTAAACAAGCAGGTTCGGAACTTGTAACATTTGATGTATTAGCAAATATGGTAGTAACAGAAGAGACATCAACTATAATGGATTTTGAACAAATTACCACCCAAAATAATGAAGTAGTAATAACTGGAGCATCTTAAAGGGAATAAGAAATGGCAAAAAAACATAGTAGTTTAATCACGAGTGATTTACATCACCCAAAAGGAATACTTGTAGAATCAACGGACGCAATGTTAGTGATGTCGCAGTCTATAAATACTGCAACGGCAAGTTTTCATTTTATACCAGGAGATTCTGACACCTATACTTTAGGAAATGCGGGTAGACCCTGGAAAGAATTATATGTATCTACTAGCTCTATTCATTTTATGGATAAAACTGGAAATACAGTACAAACAATGACTGCAACTCCAGATGGAATAACGTTTGCAAGTGGAAGTTTAGTATCGGACTTAAGTGGTTCAGTACTTAGTGGTTCTAAACTACATATTGTGGGAGATGCTTTTATAGGTGGAGATTTAACACTTGGAGATGCAGATACAGATTCTATTAGTATTGGTGCAGATATTACTTCAAATTTAACTCCAAATGCAAATGCTACATACGATTTAGGTAGTGCTACTAAAGGATGGAACGATTTACATTTAGGTGCAGCAGGTGTTATAAATTGGGCTAACGGTGGAATAACATTAACTGAAACATCAGATGTATTAGTACAATCAGGTGGTAATTTAAGAGTTCCAAGATTAGAAATAGATAGTGCAGCTGATTATGTTGATGTAGATACAGATTTAAAAATTATAGCAGCCGCAGATATTATATTAGACCCAGGTGGAAATAATGTTTTACCTGGAAGTGATGATGCCGATGACTTGGGTGCATCTGGTACACAATGGAAAGATTTATACATAGATGGTGTGGCATATATAGATACTTTGAATGCAGATGCATTAGGAGCTAATTTAGACCACGGCAACTTTAATTCTACAAATGTAGATATTGATAGTGGAGCAATTGACGGAACTGCAATTGGAGCAGCATCAGCTACTACAATTAAAGGTACGACTATTGACGCTACAACTGATTTTACAATTGATGGTTTGGTACTTACAGCAGATACGATTACAAATGATGCTAATTTAACTATGGATCTCGCTGGAGATTTGGCGATAGATGTTGATGGTGGAGATGTAGTTATTACAGACGATGGAGCGGATATATTAACAATTAACGCAACAACTATTAGTGGTTCAGCCACATCAAGTGGTTCATTTGCACACATTGCAGTAAATTCAGTAAGTGCATCACGAATAGAACTTGATAATATTCAAGGTAATTGGACAAACGCTGGAAATACGGTAGCAGATTTAGGTAGTATCACTACAGCAGATATTAATGGTGGAACAGTTGATGGGGCTACTATTGGAGCTTCTTCACATACGACAATTAAAGGTACAACAATAGATGCCACAGCTGATTTTACAATCGGTGGAACTGTCATTACTGATAACACAATTACAGATGATGGAACTCTTGTAATTGCTTCTACAACCGCCACATCTTTTAGTGATGGAAACATTACTAATGTGGGTGATATAGCACTCGATACAATTAGTGCAGACGATGGTTCAAGTTTGTCATTTAGTAATAACTGGACAAACGCAGGTAGAACAGTTGCAGATTTAGGAATAGTTACTACAGTAGATATTAATGGTGGAAGTATTGATGGAACTACTATTGGTGCAGCATCAGCAGTAGCTGGTACATTTGCCGCAATAGTTGGTACTACAATAGACGCCACAACAGATTTTACAATAGGTTCAACGGTTATTACAGACGACTCAATTGTGATGACACCATCAACAAGTGATACGATTACTTTTAGTGGAGCTACCAATGGTGCATTGGCTATTACTACAGTAGATGATGCAGCCGCAGCAGCAAACATAACAATTACCGCTGACGGAACGTTTGAAGCAATTGGTACTACCGTAACATTAGATTCGGGTGGAGCAATTAACCTTGAACCAGCAGCAGGTTCAGCAATTTTATTAGACGGAACAATTAGTGTAGATGCAGGAGTAGTAACAGGAGCAACATCAATTACTTCTACCGATTTAATTGGTACTAATGTTGATGGTATACTTGGTGCTGACACGGCTCGTGCAATTACAGGTACAACAATTGACGCAACAACAGATTTTACAATAGGTTCAACGGTTATTACAGACGACTCGATTGTGATGACTCCAACAAGTGGTGATACGGCCACTATAGCAGCATCTACTAATGGTGCTCTGACTATAACTACAGTTGATACAGCAGCCGCAGCAGCAAATCTTTTATTTACAGTAGATGGCACGGCTGAAATTGCTTCAGCAGGATTAATAACATTAGATTCTGGAGCAGCAATTAACATCGAACCAGCAGCAGGTTCAGCAATTCTATTGGATGGTACAATCAGTATAGACGCGGGTGTAGTAACAGGAGCAACATCTATTACATCGACAGCATTTGTTGGAACATCAGATGGAGTTGTAGGTGGTAATACTCCAGCAGCTGGTACTTTTACAACTTTAGTAGCAACTGGAAATGTTGATTTAGGAGACGCTACGGGTGATACAATTACAGCAACGGGTCGATTCGATTCGGACATAGTACCATCTACAAATAGTGCAAGAGATTTAGGAACTTCTGCGTTACAATTTGCAGAAGCTCATATTGATACAGGTCATATAGACGCAATTACTGCTACAGGAACTTCTACACTTACTACAGTTGATATTAATGGTGGAAATATTGATGGAACAGTTATTGGTGCAGCAACACCAGCATCTGGATCATTTACAGGAATTATTGTAACTGGTGGTATGGAAGTACGAGGAGATTTAACATATGTTTCAAGTTCAAATTTAGATATTGGAGATAGAATAGTTACATTAAATGCTGGTTCAGCAGCAGGAGATGGTGGACTTTATATAAATGATGCCGATACAACAGAAACAGGTTCATTACTCTGGGATGTAAGTGAAGATAGATGGATTGGTGGATTGAAAGATGCAGAAGTTAATTTAGTAACTATTAGTTCAACCGACACACTTACAAACAAAACTTTAACAAGTCCTGATATTAATACACCTGATATTGATGGTGGAACTATTGATAATACAGTAATTGGGGCAGCAACTCAAGCCGCAGGTGATTTTACTGCAATAGGTGCAGTAGCTGCAGGTACTATTGTGGGTACTACAATTGACGCAACAACAGATTTTACAATCGGTACAACGGTTATTACAGATGATTCAATTGTGATGACACCATCAACAGATGATACGGCCACTATAGCAGCATCTACCAATGGTGCTTTGACTTTTACTACGGTTGATACAGCAGCCGCAGCAGCAAATCTTTTATTTACAATCGATGGTACTGCTGAGATTGCTTCAGCAGGATTAATAACATTAGATTCTGGAGCAGCAATTAACATCGAACCAGCAGCAGGTTCGGCAATTTTATTAGACGGAACAATTAGTATAGACGCTGGTGTGGTAACAGGAGCAACATCCATTACATCAACTGCGTTGGCAGGTGAATTAACAGGAAATTCGTCTACAGCAACTGCTTTGGCTACTGGTAGAACAATAGCAATGACTGGTGATGTTGCATGGACTTCACCAAGTTTTGATGGAAGTGGTAATGTTACAGCAGCTGGAACAATACAAGCAAATGCAGTTCAAACTGGTATGGTACATGATGATGTAGCAACTGAATTGGCAGGAGCAGGAACGACTGCCACAAGTGGAGTGATAAATGTAATTGGTGGAGATGGAATTACAGCAAATGCTAATGATGTTGCAGTAACAGCAGCACAAACAACTATTACTTCAATATATAATACTGGACTTAAAGTTGGTAGAGATGCTAGTGGTGATTGGATTGATTTTGGTACAGATGATAATATTAAAGTGTATTTATCAAATGTAGAAGAATTTAGATTTACAGCGGGTGGAACATTTCACGCAGACGCTGACGTTGTTGCATATTCTTCAACCGTCGCATCTGATATGAATTTGAAAGAGAATATCACAGATATGAAATATGGTTTATCTGATGTGATGAAACTTCGTGGTGTTGAGTATGATTGGAAACGAGAAGATATGGGACACGATGTTGGAGTGTTAGCACAAGAAGTAGAAGCAGTTATTCCTGAACTTGTGAAAGAACACGAAGGTTTACATGGTAGAGGAAAATTTAAATCGGTGGATTATAATAAATTAGTCCCCGTTCTGATAGAATCTATTAAAGAATTGAAAAAAGAAATTGATGATTTGAAATCTAATTAGATACTTATAGTTAGATACATTTATAACAACAAAAATGGAGGTTTTAACGTGGCAGACGAAACGAAAAAATCAGAAGTAGTAGTACCAGAAGAAGAGATCAAAGAGATTAAATCTTTACAAGAAAAATACCAAGGTATAGCTTTACAACTTGGACAGATTGCTTTACAACGTAGTCAATTAAATAAGGAATTGGATAATATAGAATCTAATGAACAAAAATTGCATGTTGCATATGATGAAGCTAGAGAATCTGAACAAGGAATTGTAAAAAAGATGACAGATAAGTACGGAATTGGTAATCTTGATGTAGAAACTGGTAAATTTACTCCTCAAAACTAATGTTTGAGAAATTTGGCTTATATTTATATATAACTTTAATTTGTATTAAAACAACCTCATAAATTGGGAGAAAAATAATGGCGGAAAGAATAGTAAGTCCTGGAGTCTTCACAGAAGAACGGGACTTGTCTTTTCTACCACAAGGTATTTCTGATATTGGGGCAGCAATAATAGGGCCAACTCAAAAGGGCCCAGCATTCACACCAACCATACTTAGTAATTTTTCAGAATTTGAAAATACTTTTGGTAAAGTGAGCGAAGATTATTATGTTCCCTATACAGTACAAGAATATCTTAAAAGTGCCAGTTCTGTAACAATAGTTAGAGTTCTTGGTATTGGTGGATATAAGACAGATTATGTTAATATAGTTGCAAGTGGTTCATCCAACGAAGATTTAATAGCAGTTTTAGCACCATCACGTGGTGCTGGGGCACTTGGAATTGATGGAACACGAGTAATGAGAAGTGGTGTAGAACAAAGTGGTTCAACTGTTTCAGTTACAGCTGGTGATTTTGTAATCCACATAAGTGGTTCTACTAATACAGCTGGAACATTTCATGAAACAATAAGTGCATCGTTTGCAACATCAAGTGATTTGTTTATTGATAAAGTGATTAGTTCTGATCCAATGAACAATACATCAAAAGTATACCTATACAAAGTATTTAAAGAAACTGCACACAATAATCATCAGTCTTGGACTGAATTATCAGTAGCAAATAGTGCAAGTGGTTCGGCTGGACAGGATTTTCAAAGTGGAACTGGATATTCAGCACAATATGGAGCAACTGGTGTAGCAGCAACTTGGACAGGTAATAGTGATTATTCTGTGGCAAGAACACCAATCGTAATTGACCAAGGAGCAACAGCAACTCGTTCATACAATAACTTATTTAGAATTTATTCATTATCTCACGGAACAAGTGTGAATGAAGAATTTAAAGTATGTGTATTGAATATTAAAGCGGCTGGTTCAATTCCTGGTTCGGATTATGGTGAATTCTCTGTACAGGTAAGAAAAAATAACCCAGCACAAGCAGATGATAATATAGTTCTTGAACAGTTTGATAATTGTAATTTTGATAGAACTTCAAACAACTATTTCGCAAGAAAAATTGGTGATAGATTTGTTGAAATTGATTCAAATGGTAAATTAACCTATAAAGGTGATTGGCCAAATCAATCTAAATGGATTCGTATTGGTGATTATGCAGATCTTAGAAACTTAGCTAAAAATGTAGTACCTTTTGGATTTGAAGCAGTGAATAATCCAGTATTAGGTGCTAATGTACCTACAATAACATTTAAATCAGAACAGAAAAATGGTGTTGGTGATTTTGACCAAAACGTATTTTATGGATTTGATTATAAGTTAAAGGATAATAGAGAGTATTTAGCTCCTATTCCTTATAACGCTACTACAGGTTCAAATAGTGTATTTTCATTAGCAAATATGAATGGTGATGATAACGCAGCAGGAGACTTAAATGTTTCTACGGCAGCAAATAGTTCAACAGCAATAACATTAGCAAATTCAGACATTGCACAGAGGAAATTTGTAATGCCTCTACAATGGGGATTTGATGGTGATGATCCAACTGTGATTAAAGCTACTGGAAATGATATTTCTGGTACAAACACACAAGGATTTGATTTATCATCCGCAGCAGCAAGTGGTTCTGTAGCATACAAACGAGCAATCAATGCTATAAGTAATCCTGATGAGTTCGATATTAATTTATTGGCTATCCCAGGTGTACTTCATAGTAAAGGTGGTTCAATTGTACATAGTGCAGTGACCAACCACGCAATTTCAAAAATTGAAGCTCGTGGTGATGCTTTTTATGTATTGGATGGATTTGCATGGAGTGATACAATTGATAACGCAACCAACGGTATAAGTGCATTAGATACCAACTACGCAGGGACATATTTTCCTTGGGTTAAAGTAGTTGATTCTGAAACACAATTACCAGTTTGGGTGCCACCTTCAGTTGTTCTACCAGGTGTAATATCCTTTACAGATAAGATAGCACACGAATGGTTTGCACCAGCTGGTTTAAATCGTGGTGGTTTAACTTCTGTTTTAGAAGCTAAAACACGATTAACTCACGCTGAGAGAGATAAACTGTATGAAAATAGAGTTAATCCAATTGCAACATTCCCAGGTCAAGGTGTAACGGTATTTGGACAGAAAACACTTCAGTCTAAACCATCAGCACTTGATAGAATCAATGTTCGTAGATTGTTGATTGCATTGAAGAAATTCATTGCGTCATCTTCAAGATATTTAGTATTCGAACAGAACACAACAGCAACGAGGAATCGTTTCTTGAATATTGTCAATCCTTACCTTGAAAGTGTCCAGGCCAATAGTGGTTTGAACGCATTTAGAGTAGTGATGGACGATAGCAATAACACACCTGATGTTGTTGATAGAAACCGTCTTGTAGGACAGATATTTATCCAACCTACGAGAACAGCGGAATTTATTGTTCTTGACTTCGTGGTATTACCCACAGGAGCATCGTTCCCAGACTAATTCGTAAAACGAAATAAGAAACCTCATTTAATTATGGGGTTTTTTATTGCCCTATAAAACTTCTAAAAAACTTCTACAAATTGACATATATAGAAATTCATTTTTTTTAATTAGTTTGATATTTATACTTGAAGTACAAAAACCGTACAGAATTTAACAATAGGAGAATTGGAAATGCCAGAGTTAATTGATCCTTCAGAAATAATGTTCACACCGTTTGAACCAAAAACTAAAAACCGGTATGTCATGTATATTGAAGGTCTACCCGCATATTTAATAAAAACTGCAGCAAGACCTCAAATAACATTTGAAGAAATAGTATTAGACCATATTAATGTAAAGAGATACATTAAAGGTAAAGGTGAGTGGCAACCATTAGCACTTACATTATATGACCCTATTGTACCATCAGCAGCACAAGCATGTATGGAATGGGTGAGATTATCCCACGAATCAGTAACAGGTCGTGATGGATACTCAGATTTTTATAAAAAAGATATTACATTTAATTTATTGGGTCCAGTAGGAGATATTGTTGAAGAATGGACATTAAAAGGTGCGTGGGCACAGGATGTTAACTTCAATGATGTAGATTTTGCAAATGGTACAGATCCAGTAGATATCGAATTAACATTGCGTTACGATTACGCTATACTCCAATTTTGATTAAAGTATTACTTTAAGTGGATATGAAAAAATATTGTAAATGTGGATGTGGGGATACTGTTAAAAATGAATGGTCAAAAGGACATTATTCCAGAGTCCATAACAATTGGGGACACAATCCAACGGCAATAGAAAATTCAGCTAAAACTCGTAGAGAACAATATAAGAGTGGTGAAAGAAAAGTTTGGAATGATGGATTAACTATTGAAGATGAACGAGTTGCTAATAATGGCAAACAAGTTTCTAAGTCATTTACCCAAGATAGAAAAGATAGATATTCTAAAATAATGAAAACGAATAGATTGGATGGTACAGTTCCTACGTTATACGGAAAAGATTCTTCACGTTGGCAAGGCGGAACATCACCATTATCAGCAAGAGTATATGCATCTAATAGATTATATAGTGATTGGAAATATCCAATATTAAAGAAATCGGAATTTAAGTGTGAGAAATGTGGTGATAATAAAAATCTTCATGTTCATCACGACAAAGAAAGAATGACCGATATATTAAAAAGTTTTGTAAAAGATGAAAATCCAGTAGAAAAAGTTGTGGATTATCATATTTATAGTAAAGTAAGTGGAGTTGTTTTGTGTAAAACTCATCATAAAGAACAACACCCAAGTTTAAACCTTTAACGGAGAATAAAAATGACTGAATGGATAGCAGCAAATTGGGAATATGTTTTAGTTGGTATTTACGCAATTGAAAAAATTGTGAAACTCACACCAACAA